ATGTATGTGTGTAGCGTCGTGTGGAGTCGCTACGGAGAGGAACTGCCCATGCCGTTCGTGTCCAAGAAGAAGAAGCCGTCGAGGGCCAAGGGCGAGGGCAGCATCTCCCAACGCAAGAGCGACGGCATCTGGTACGGCAGCATCGAAGCATCCCCCGGACCAGACGGGAAGCGGCGACGGCGCTACGTCTACGCCGGCGACTACCGCACCGCCGTAGCCAAACTCGAGCAACTGAAAGCCGAGACCGCCGACGGCCTCCGACTCGACCGAAGCATCACCGTGACGAAATGGCTCGACTACTGGCTCCCCCACATCCACAAGGAACGCATCAGGCCAAGCACGTACAAGGACTACGGGTACACCTGCGCGAACATCGCCCGCATCATCGGCAGCAAGAAGCTGGTGGAACTCACCGCGGCCGACGTGAGGCGAATGACCAACACCATCGGCAAGGGTGAGCGTCGCGCCCAGAAGGCTCACGTGGTGCTGAACAAGGCACTCACCGACGCCGTGGCGGAGAGGATCATCCGGCACAACCCATGCGACGCCGTCGACACACCCGACTTCGTACCCGGTGAACGGGCAGCCCTGACTGTCGACCAGGTGCAGACGATCCTCACCTACGCGGCCGAGCACTGTAATCAGATGGAAGCTGCCAGGTGGTTGTTCGTGTTCCTCACCGGTACCCGGCAGGGTGAGACCCTTGGGATGACGTGGGACCGAGTCGACCTTGAATCGGGTGCGGTGGACATCACGTGGCAGTTGCAGTCCATCAAGCGTGCCCACGGGTGCGGAGAGTTCACCGGCCGCTGGCCGTGCGGGAAGAAGTACGGCGCCCGCTGCACCAATCCCCGGTGGGATGTGCCAGTGAAGTTCGAATACCACCCGCTGCACGCCTCACTGGCGTTGACGCGACCGAAGTCGGAATCCGGTAAACGGTGGGTGCCCATCATCGAACCGCTGCGACTGGCGCTGGCAGAGCTGCACGCCAAGGATGTTGGGGCCAACCCCCACAACCTCGTGTTCCACCGGGTCGACGGGCGCCCCGTGGACCCAAAGGATGACTCCGAGGCATGGCACGCACTCCTACGCGGTGCTGGCATCATCGGTTCTAACGAGACGATGCCCTTGCACGCCACCCGCCACACCACTGCCACCGTGCTCCGTGCGGCCGGTGCCGACGAACAAACCCGGATGGAGATCCTTGGTCACGCCTCGGCTGAGGTGACCCGGGTGTACGCGCACGCTGACCAGGCGAAGAACTCCGCGATGATGGATGCCCTGGCCGTGTTGGTCCCGAAAGCCTTGTAGAACGCCTACTCCCCTTTCAGCCACCGTTGGATGGTGTTGGTCGAATGGCCCAACTCCTCGGCGAGTTTGCGGATGGAGACACCCTCGGCGTGGATGGCGCGCAACTCTTGGAGGAAGGCTTCCTCGGCTCGCTGTTCGGCTTGGGCACGTTTGCGTACTGCGGTGGCGAGTCGTCGTCGTTGGGCTGCTGTGGGGGTTCCTGCGGGCCTCACCATGCCGCCACCGTATTCATACCTCAATCGTAGCGGACAATCGCCACGAAACGGTGTAACATGGAAGGCATGGGGCAGATTGAAGATCTAGGTCAAGCAGCATGGGATGCGCTCCTAGCGGATGACGGAATCGTCCATGTCGATGGTTCTGTCGATCCGCAAGAGCTGGGTCAACGATTGATTGTTGCGCTCGGAATAAAGGAAGAGCTGCGATATCCCACAAGCTGGCGCCACCCACATCCTGGACCAAGTCGGCGCCTGGTTTTCCCATGGAGCCTGCCGTCCGCTGCTGCGGTTGGTGAGGAGTAACCCAATGAGCGTTGAGCGGTTGAAGCGGTGGCGAATTACATGCGACGGCTACGTCACGAACATCGACAAATGCCCCACGGCAACGGTGGTCGACGCCAAAGACCGGCACGATGCATACCGCCACCTCGCGACTGAGGGTTGGCGCGTCAACCACGAAGAGTCGGCGTACCCGCATCTCTGCCCCATTGAACACCACCGCTACAGCGACGACGCCCCCGTCATCTTCTATGAGCAGAACCCGTTGTACGACCCGGACGGCCGCAAGTTGGGGTTCAGTGAATATGAGGAACGTCGGAAGGCGTGGCATCTCGCGAACGGCTCATGGCTCGGGGGTGTCCGGTGACTACCGGACACACCCAGCCTGACGGAGTGGCGTGATGGATCGAGTGAGAGTGCTCCCGGTGCGTTCCGTTGGCGGGCGCATTCAGGGCTGGGCAATCATCTACAAGCGGTGGGTGGCTTCTACGGCAATCGAACGAAAGCGCTTAACGAGGCGCACCGGCACGCCGAACTGTTACTGGAAGCCGCCGCTGATGGCGCCACCCGCCACTTCATGTAAGGGAAAAGCAATGCCAACGAGAATCGACCGCGAACCGTCCATCATGGTGAGCTTCGTGTCCGAAGACGACAACCTGACCATTCCGACGTGGGCCGAGCGCACGGACTTGCCCGCCCTCCCCGAGGTTGGCGAGCGGGTAGTGCTGGGCACGTCGGGTCCGACCGTTCGCGTGTTCAACCGCACATTCATGGCCGGAACACTCCCAAGGGTGCTGCTTTTCGTCCGCCCCGTTGACGTGACATAGGGAGATGGCATGAGCTACACGCTGAAAGAGGTGTGCGACCACTGCGGACTGGGGCTCGGCGAGCATCTAATCCCCGACAGTCGATGCCCTGGTGAACACTCGTCAACCTACTTCTTCATCGCCGCGTATCACGCGCCCGACCTGAAATAGGACCTGTCTTCCGGTGTACCCACCACTTACCTGAAAGAGAAGCCATGAGCGAAACCGTTTCAAAGCCGCATTGGCAAGAGGACACCGAGTTGGCCGGCCACCGCATCGCGATGCTTGAGCAGCACTCCGCGGGCCTGCGCCCTGGCTGGTACATCCTCACCGGGTTCTTCTGGCATGACACGTGCGCGGTTATCTCCGGGCCATACAGCACCAACAACGATGCGTGGCGTGCACGAACCACATTGGAGTCATACGGCATCGGTAGCTTCTATCTCGACGAGGTTGTCGCTGCTCCGGTAGGAGGATAGGGCCATGGCAGACCGAGTCGACCAGATCGCCAACGTGCTGTATCGGCACGTCTCCTACGACGGCCCAGAGGCGTACACGTGGTCTTGCGCGTGCGGCGTCGACTTCCACGATGCCCCGTCCCACTTCGTGCACGTGGCCCGAGTGTTGGATGGTGTGTTCCCCGGTGTCGCTGCTGCTGGGTTGGGGCAGCCATGACCGACGGGCTCACGTTCAACGACAGCTTCGACCGCGGGAAGGCCGGCCCGCAGTGGGCCATCAGCGGCTCCTTGCCGCGCATGAAGGACACTCCCCAGTCGTACGTGTTCCGCAAGTCGGGGAAGGTCGCCGGCGAGCAGGTCACCTCTTACGGTGGGGTGCGTCAAAGACGGTGTGGTCGTTCATGAGTACCCCGAAGGTGAATCGCCGTGCGATGTGTGCGGCGGGCTGTCGGTTGTTGCCCTACAAGGGACACCAGAGCCGTGACCGCCCAGCAGGTGCTTGCTTACGTCTACATGACGCTGGTCTTCTTCGGGGCCATCGGCTTCATCTGCTACTCACTCAGCCGGCGCAACGCTTACCGTACCGATGGCATCGACAACCTCGGTGGAGTCCTGCGCCGATGGGTAGATAAGAAGATGGCGAAGAGCAAGCCCGTGCCGGTGGACGACGGGCTGGCCTATTACGGGTACGACGGGTCTACCGCGTGGGCGTTCCGCAATGCTGAAGAGCTGAGTGTGTGGGCTTCTGAGCACCCGTCGGGGACGTGGGATGTGCAGGTGCGGGAGCGGTGAGGTTAGAGGTTTCTGATGCCTGCTGCTCCGTGGAGGATTCGGCAGTCGGCGCCAAGCGGCGGGCCATACTGCACGTCCTTGCACGTTCTGCAAAACCAAGTGACGTGCGAGTGGGTGGCCGAGCATGGTTGGTGTCCAACAGTGACTTCCCCGGGGCCGAGGCGGTGTCCGTTGATGCACGTGTTGGGTGCTACGACAGCCCACTTCCCTTTCCAGGGGACAACGTCACCAATCACGGGTCTAACGGTACAACCAAGCAGGGACACCATGGCTGACGAGGTGAAGTGCTATCAGTGCGGCATCACGGTGTCCTACGAGACCGGGTTCAGCACGACCGGTGGTCTCGGCGATAGTTCGGAGGACCGCATCTGGTGCCCCGAGCACGCACCCGACGCAGGCAAGGGCTACACCCTCGCGGACATGGATAGGTGGCGGGAGGAGTCCCAAGCGCAGCGCGCCGCCTACGAGATGTCGCAGATGGACCTTGTTGGGCCGGATGTGTACTTCGCCGTCAAGGGTGAACGCAAAACGCCGCCCCCCAGCTCTGAAAGCTGAGGGGCGGTCGTGAAGCAGTTGTTGGGGGTTCTGCTACTGGTGGGCGTGATACTCACCTGGTGGAAGTGGTTGTTGCTTCTGGCGGTTGTGGTGTTGGTGGTGAAGGCGTTCCCGGTGGCGCTCAGGGAGTTCCGGGAGGAACAAGCAGCACGAAAGGAACGGGCCGCGGAGATAGCCGCTCGAGCGGATGAGCAGACCGCGTGGGTGGACGCCGGCGACCCGAGGGGTATCTTCGGGCTCTACATGCCGGACAACCGCATGTACCCGCCCTACATCGCTTCCTAGATGGCCAGGCGGGCTGCGCGTAACGCCACCCGTGCTTTCCGCTGAGACTCCCCCTCCGGCAACAACGGAATCAACTCCTCAATCACATCGGCGAACGCCTCGAAGTCATCCCGCATCTTCCGAACCTGCTGACGGCACTGAGATTCCGCCTCCTGAGCACCCACCCGCGCCGCAGAAGCCTGCTGCAAAATGTTGTCCCGCTCAGCACGCCACTCCGCCGACAACGCGACCTGACCCTCAGCCTCGGACTTCGACCCAGCACCCTCAGCTTGTTTCGCTTCGCCGTGAATCTTCGGCCGGGACACGAAGTACCCCACGATGCCGGCCATCCCACCGGCACCCAACCAACGGAGCACCTCTGTCCACAGCGTGCTCACGTCAGCTCCCGTCCTGTGCGCCTCAGCCACCCCCACACTTGCCCGAACCGATACACACAGCCAGCGCCGACCGCGCCGAAGAACCACCCCAAACTGACCCCACCAACAGCCCCACCCACACTGAACGTGTACACAATCAGGGCCATACCGGTGATGAGCATCCCCACCATCTCAAGGCGGGCGAACGTCCTCCCCTCACCGCGGGTGGACGCCAAACACATCACCGCCCCACACAGCAACATCAGGGCGAAACACAACTGCGACCACCCCGGCATCCGCAACACCACCGGGGACGCTGGACCCAACGCGAGTTGGAGGCCGGCGAGGACCGCTAACCCGCCGAGGGGAATGACTTGAAGGGGGTGGGAGGCGTCGTGCCGCCGCTCAGCCATAGTGCTGCTCGTTGGCCATGTGAGCCCTGCGGCCCATCATCACGGCAACGTACACGCACATGGGAATGCCGAAGGGGTTCGCAACACCGGAACCTGGGACACCTTCGGCGTAATGGGTGATGAGGTCGGTGATGACAGCCAACCCCCAGAAGAACGCCACGCAGGAAAACCACGCAGAGCTAGCCTTCGCCCCTAACCGGTACAGGCGGCGGGCTTTCACGGTGTCCCGTTTGCTCCCCGCCCACATCAGAATCCCCGCAGCGAGGATGAACAACCCCCACGTCGCCGGCGCCCCAGGAACTTTCAGGGCGGTTTCCCAAATGGCGGCGGACCATCTGCGGGCACCGGACTCGAGGTGGCAGGCGACGATCACGACACCGGTGGCGACGGCTAACCAGGTGAGGTCCCGGCCGTTGCGTTCGATGATGTCGTCTTTGGCCTGCTGCGCCAGACCGGGATCCCGACTGGTCACGGGGCGGGCTCAACCGCCGAGGTAAGCGACGCGGTACCAGAATTGCCGAACTTCAGTGACGCCAACGACCCCAGCACCGACAGCACGGTGGCGGACGCGGCGATCTGCGCGGCGTCCAGCCACGGAACTCCGACGACCGATGTGGTGGACGCGGTGACGGGTAAGGCGCCGAGCATTGCGTACGCGAACGTCTTCACCGCACGTTCTGCGAGGTCTTGGGCGAATGCGGGCAGCTTCATGATTTCCTCCGTTGGTGGTTAGGCGGCGACGCCGCGAACCCATTCGATGTCGCCGGGAGTGGCGAACGTCGAGTAGTGGGGGTTGGGGTTGGCGGCGAGGAACATGATGGCGTCGAAGATGGCCTTCACCACCCCGAACCCTTCGCCCAACGGGTTGCCGAAAATCTTCAGCACCCGGGTGAAGATGGACGAAGGCCCACCGGTGAACGACCCCTCGCACACAATCTTCGCGATGGCGGTCTGGTCCTGACTCATGGAGTCGTCGCCGACCTCCGCGAACATGTCGTCGTTGTTCGGGTGCTCAGCCCACCGGTCTCCGATGCCTTCAGCGTTGGCGTCGAACAGTTTGTCCATGATGCCGTGGGTGCCAGGGTCGGGTGGGGACTGAGCCCACGAACACACTGCGTCCTTGGCTCTGCGGGGGTTGCCGAACATCAAGCCGCGCTTGAAGTCTTTCAGCCGGTAGTGCAACGGCGCTGAGGGTGGGAGGACGTATTTCCACATGAACTCGCAGAACACCATCGCCCCTTGGGAGAACGCGACACCGCCCCACGGGGTGCCAGGGGGGAAGGGCCACATCACCTTTGGGCCGTCGGGGTTGTTCGGGTCTACCGGACCGCCTTCGATGGCGTTCTGGCTGAGCTGCCGGTACAGCGCTTCGACACCGGTGTTGTTCTTGAATGGGATGGACGTGGTGTCCCAGTCCCCCACCGGCTTCCAATGACAGACACCTTGCTGCTCGAGCGCGCCGGCGGTCTGCGCGCACGGCCCGAAAAACATGCTCGACATGTGTCCCTCGACCGTGAATACGATCGGCAGGGTCTTTGGTGGGCGCTGCAACAGGCCGACGTCGTACTTGAACTCCAGGTTGATGACACCGGGGATGTACTTCGGGGCACCCGGCTTCCCCTGCGACGCGTACACCCCCTGCACGCGAACCACTTCCGCGGTCAGCGCCGGAGTGAACAATGGTCCGTCGTCCAACGTGTTGCGGGCGGGGGTGAACTTCTTCTTCAGCAGCGCTTTGACCTTTACAACCTCAGGTGAGGTGTCACCCTCACCGAGCCCTACGTAGGTGCCGTTGATTTTCATTTCACGCCCGTCTTGGTGCGGTCGGTGCTGCCGGTGACCTTGTCCCGCACTTCGGCGAGGGCTTCCACGACGGTCTGACCGCCGAGCATGTTCCACCGCAACGTGAGCTGGTCGTCCGCAGGACCAACAGGCTTCGGCGGTGGGGCGGACGGTGCCACGACAGGCGGGCTCACCGCCGGTGGGAGGTCAGCGGCGACGTACTTCTTCACCGCGGCCGCGAAGACATCCCACGGGAAGTTGTCGCCGACGTCGGTGTGGTTGCCGATACCGAGCTTTTGGGTGACGTACTTGTGGTCACTGATGCCGCCGCGGGCTGCGCCGGCGTACGGCGGGGCGAGCACTTCGGTGGGCATTCCGTACTTCTTGCAGTCGGCGACTGCAAGGTAGGCGGCGACGTCGATGGCTCGGGATTGCTGCAACCACTGGTCGCGGCTCCACGCTGCCCGTGACCCAGCGAAGCACAAGTTGATTGAGAAGACGTTGGCGTTCAACACCGCCCATGCGTAGAGGTCGGTGTCGATGACGTCCACGACGGTGACACCGTGGTCGTTGAGGTCTTCACGAATGGTGTAGTGGTAGGACACCGCCTTGTTACCTGTGGTGCTGCGTAGATAGGCGGCGAGGTCGGTGGCGTTGCCGTCACCTTCCTGGGTGTGGATGAAGAAGTTGATGGGTGGGCGGCTGCGGACACTGCCGTGCGGGTCGGCGGCGTCGTAGCCGATTTGGTTGACTTCGTTGAAGTCTGGGCGGTTCGGGTCCACGGGTAGCTCCTGTACTGCGCCGCTCGCGACGCTGTCGTAGAGGGTTCGGATGCGGTCCCAGTGCTTCATGTAGCCCTGTGGGACACCGCTGCGCTGCACGGCTTGAACGGAGTCGTTCGCCGCTTGGGCGCTCGCCGCGTTGTAACCGTTCTTCTTGAGCCGGGTCAGGAACTCCCGGGTGGACAGGTGAACGTCCATCTCCTGCGACACTGGGCCCCACCACAACTCACCCTTGGGGCCGGTCTGCTGCTGGTAGTAACCCACCGACCGTCCGTCGTCGGACTGGGAGTCGAACGGGAACCCCTTGGATGAGGGTTCTTTTGCGTTCCAGGGGCACCAGAAGTCCGACTCCTGAGCGACGCACATCCCCGCGCAGATAGCCGCTCCGCGTTTGTCGGGCATGTTCAGTTCGTTGACGGTGGTGATGATGATGGCCATGACTTGCTCCGGGGTTCGGAGCCTTTTGTCGGCCTTCCAGACGAAGGACATCAGTGGCCTTTGGTGAGGTTTCGGAAGATGTCCATGGCGTTCTTCACGATGGGGTCCAAGATGGCGTCATCCACCTGCCCGGGGATGAAGTCGGTGAGCTTGTCCGCGCCGTCCTGAACCGCTGTCGCACCCGCCTGCGTCACCGCCGTCACCAACGCCGCAGTCAGTGCTGGGATGCGCTTCTCAATCTCCGCTTGGACGGTGTCGATGATCTTCACCAACACCTCCTCCGCCTTGGCTTCGGCTTTGTCGAGGAGCTGCTTGCCCTTCTCTTCCACCACGGGCATGAGTTGGTCTGCGATGGCGTTACCGATGGTGGTCAGGAAGCTCATGTGGCCCCTTTCGGGCGCGACGAAGGAACCCACTCATAGGCGGGCAGTGAAATGGGGTGGGGTTTAGTCGAAGAGTTCGACGGCGACGATGTGCATGCGTTCCTGCTGCGCCGGGGTGTACGCGCTCAACTGCATCGACAAGCGCTCGAGGCGTTCCGCTGCTGCTATCGGCCGGTCGTCCCACATGAGTACGTGAATCAACTGTGAAACTTCCCGTCCATGACACCGGTGAACTCGATGAGAGCCGCAGACGTCACACCCACAAACAACACCCCCAACACCATCCCGGCGAGGAGGGGAAGGCAGTAACGGGCCACGTCTCACTCCATTCATTGGCGGTCACATGGGCGGCGCAGTTAAGATGCGCAGCTAAACCGGGGGGTCCGCCACTTCAGGCGGTTGAGGGGGTCGTTCCATGGCAGACGTTCTGAAGCAGTACAAGAAGAAATCGCGGCGAAGGCAGCGGCGGGCTGCGGCAAAGCATCAGCGCCTCGACATCCAAGGCTTGCGGATGGTCGCCGTCCTCACCGTGTTCGCCAACCACCTGTGGGGCTGGCCAACGGGCGGGTTCGTTGGTGTCGACGTGTTCTTCGTGATCTCTGGGTTTCTCATCACCGGCAACCTGCTGCGGACAGCGGAGACGACGGGCAAGGTGTCGTTCCGCGCGTTCTACTGGAACCGTGTGCGACGCATCGTGCCGGCCGCCACCGTCGTCCTCGCCCTGACCTACCTGGCGTCGCTGATCGTGTTCCTTCCGTTCCGCTCCCACCAAGTCGGGGTCGACGCACTGTTCGCCTTCGCGTTCATGGCGAACTGGCGCTTCGCGTTCCAGGACACCGACTACTTCAACGCGGGCGACGCCGTCTCCCCGCTGCAGCACTACTGGTCGCTGTCGATCGAGGAGCAGTTCTACTTCGTGTGGCCCGCCCTGATCTTCCTGATCAGCGTCATCGTGATCCGCAAGGCGTGGAGCCACACCCGGCGCATGGCGATCGCTGGGGTGGTAATGGGTTGCGTCGTCGCCGCGTCACTCACATACGCAATCGTGCAGACCGCGACAGCTCCGGCCTGGGCGTACTTCGACACGCTGACCCGAATTTGGGAGCTCGGCGCGGGAGCCCTGCTCGCCATCGCCGCTGGCCTCCTCGCCCGGATTCCTGCGGCCGCGAAGCCGATCCTGTCCTGGGGCGGCCTCGTCGTCATCGCCGCCAGCATGTACCTGCTCAGCGACGGCTCAGCGGGTTTCCCCGCCCCGTGGGCTCTCCTGCCGGTGCTGGGAGCCGCGCTCGTCATCGCCGCAGGCGTTGGCGGTGAACCGAAGAACGCATTCCTCCGCAACCCCCTCAGCGGCTACGTCGGCGACATCTCCTACTCGCTGTACCTGGTGCACTGGCCCGTCATCGTGCTCCTCGCCAGCATCTTCCCTCCAAGCGCCGCGTACACGGTCGCCGCCGTGTTCGTCTCATTCGGCTTGGCGTGCGCGTCGTATCACCTGGTAGAGAATCCGCTGCGCCGCGCCGACTGGGCATCCCTCCGCAGCAAGGGGTGGTGGCGTCCGTCCGCCGCCACCCAGTACGGTGCCGCCGTCGCGGCGACGTGCCTGGTGATCGGTTTGGCAGCTTTCACGTTCCGCCCCGTTGAGCATCACGCACCCGTCGCGCTGCCCGCTGCCGTCATCGCCACTACGCAAGACGGAACCGGTGTCCCTGAGCCCGCCCCGGACAGTTTTGGTCCCGCCGGGAAAGCACTCGCTGCTGACATCGCGACCGCCTTGCAGGCGACCGACTGGCCAGCGCTGAACCCGTCGATGGAAGACGTCATCGGCGGCAGGGAAGCAGCACCCGACGTCGTGCCGTGCGGCACCGTCAACCCCCCGGACTGCTCATGGGGTGCAGGGCCGCTGATGGTCGTCGTCGGCGACTCCGTGGGTCTGTCCTACGTCGGACCGCTACGCGAGGTGGCCCGCAGCATGGGAATGCGCCTGCACACCGAAGCGATGCCGGGATGCACGTTCATCGACGACCTGATCGCCAACGACGACCAAACCCTGCAGGACGCGTGCCCCGCCCGCAAGCAGCGCGCGATCGACTACATCACTGCGAACAAGCCGCAGGTGGTGGTGATCGCGAACTCGTACACGCCCAAGCACCTCGTCGGCTCCGACGGCACGATCTCGCCGAACGGTTGGAGCGAGTCGATGGCCAAGATCGTGGCCCGCTTCCCTGGCACCAAGATCCTGTTCCTGTCCCCACCACCTGCGGACGTGAACATCGGCGACTGTTACGGCACCCGCGGGCGCACCCCCGCCGACTGCGTCAGTTACGTGGACAATCAGTGGCTCGGCATGGCGAGGGCTGAACGGGACCTCGCCACCAAGGTCAACGGGGTGTGGGTGGATTCGCGGCCCTGGTTCTGCAGCCAGGGTGCGTGCCCGCCGTTTGCCGGGTCGACCCCGACCAAGCACGACGACGTGCACATGTCACCGGAGTACGGGGTGAAGATCGCCCCGGCGATGGTGGAGACGTTCGCTACGACTGGGGTGGCTTAGCAGCCGGAGCCGTTTGCACCATCGCGGCTTCTACTGCCTCATCAGGTGTGCGATACGTGCCTTCGAGCCACTGGCCCCCAGTCGCCATGACGAAATTACCGTTCACTTCGTAGACCTGAACGCCGTTACGCAGCAAGATGGGCTCCGGAGGCTCGCCGCGGACTCCGCGCTCGGCAACTAGGCGATCATTCTCCCGTGCCAGTTCGGCGATGCGTTCGTTGGCTTGGGCCAGCGCCACGCCGGCCTGGTTGAGCAGGTAGATCAGCCCGTCGATCTCCATGGGGACCTTTCGGTTAGGTGAGGGTGACCGTCTTGGTGACGCCGTTGACACGCACGAACAGTCCCGCGGTGGTGGTCCACATGTCACCGTCGGCGGGCGCGGTCGGCGCTGCACCGTGGGGGAGGTTGAGGCCGGCCCCGCCGACGGCCGGGGTGGCTGTGTTCAGTCGGCCGATGACGGACAGGCTGGCGTCCTGCCCGAAGATGGCGACGTCGCGTGGTGTCGACGAGTTGTTGGGTGTTGTCCGCACGGTGAGTGACACACCGTTGTTCGAGCCTGTCCACGCCTGAGTGGCAGTCGCGAAGATCGACGCTTTGTTGCCCGCGAACGAGGAGCCGTTGTGGCCGTTGAAGCCGAGCAATCCGATCACATCGGTGTTCGCCAACGCCGATGGAGACCCAGCAGTTCCGTTGGCACGCTTAAACACTCGTTGACCGGTCGTGGCGTACGCGGGAACTTCCGACAACGTTGAGGTGAGGGTTCCGGCAATGGTGAACGAGTCGTCGGTCTTCAAGACGTCGGCCGCGTCGCGGTAGAGGGTGGTGTCGCCGCCGATGAGCAGTCCAGCACCGCTGCCGGTGATCGGCAGCTCCAGGCGGCCATCCTGCCCGAACGCGGCGACGTCGCGTGGTGTCGACGAGTTGTTCGGTGTGGTGCGGAATTTGAGGGCGACACCGTTCGCGCCGCCGGTCCACGCTTGAGTAGTCGCCGCGTAGACGGCTGCCTTCGTTCCCGCGAAAGCTGTGCCGTTGTGGCCGTTGAAGCCGAACAGGCCGATGGTGTCACCGTTGCCGACCGCCGACGGGCCAGTCGGTGTGCCGTTGGCGCGTTTGAAGAGGCTCTGGCCGTTGAAGCTGTACGTCGTGGTTTCGTAGCCGACGTTGCCGGCGCCGCTGACGACCTGCATCGTGCGAGCAGATGACAGGCCGTACGCGGCATCCGGCGCCATGCCCAGTCCGACCCCACCGTTGACCCGGTAGTCACCGCTCTCCAGCGTGGGCGCCCGGGTGGTCCGGTTGTCGGTGACGATCGGCGACACGGTGTTCGGGCCGCGCATGATGTCGTGAACGAAGACCTGCGTGTTGTAGGTCGAATCGATCAGCACGGCTTGCGTGGAGTAGTTGTCGACGCGGGTGCCGATCATGGTGAACTGGTCGCCGGTCTTGAGGCGCACCAGCGTTGACGGTTGAGCTCCGGAGTCGGCCCGGCGGCCGAGTAGTGTGCCGCCGATGATGGTGATGCCGCCCATCTCGGAGGACGAGGTCGCGGTGAATTCGTGGCTGATGCACGGCCCCGGCCCACCGTAGAGGAACGGGTCGACGAAAGACACCGAACGGCAGTTGACCAGCCGCACCAAAGGCCACGGGTTGGTGATACCGCCGCCGTACCCAGTGGTGGCTTCGATGTGCAGTTTGTGAATACGGAGGAACTCTGGGTAGTACCCGCCCGCCTGAATGCCTGGGCCGATGTCCAGCGAAATGCCCTGCGAGTACTCGATGTTCAGTTCTTCGAGGGTCAGGCAGTTGACGCTGTCGTTGACATCAGACCCAACCGACAGCACCACCGCGGAGGCGGTGGAATTCCCCGCACCGTCGTTGGCTCCGCAGTTGAACACGAACACCGACTGCCAGTACGCGTTGTTCGCCGACTCAACCTTCAACCCCACACCGGCGAAATCGCTGACGACGATGTTGTTGAGGCGGCACTCCATGCCGTAGTCAATCCGCAACCCAACACCGGCACCCATCCGGTTGTTACCGGACAGTTGGAACCCTTCCAAGGTGGTGCCGCCCCCGGAAACAGTGAGCAGCGTGCCCGAGGACCCGGGAACTTGGCGGATGGTCGCAGCGGCCCCGGTGAGGTGACTGTTGTTCGTGGCGTCACCGCGGAGCTGGGAAAACTTGTCCGACGCGGGACTGCCGCCACGCATCGTGAACACCGACCCGTTCGGGATGACCAGCCCGTCGGCGACGTAATGCCCACCCACCGATGGCACCGTCAACGGCAGGCGACTGGACGACGCGGCCGTGATGGCAGCAGTGAACGCCGCAGAGTCATCCGTACCCCAAGACGCCGTCGCACTGGCGACGGTGGCACCGGCAGGCGCGGCCAGGGTGACATGCTTCGTGTCGGTGAACCCGGAGATCGTCGTGATGAGCGGAACTCCCGCACTCCCCGCCCCGGTGACACCAATCGTCATCCCGACGTGCACAGCACTGAACCGGTCGACGTCGCTGGTGAGTACGGCCGACCCTGATGTCATGGACATGCCTGTGCGGATCTGACCGTCGCCGAGGGCGCCGAAGTCCTTCACCGACCAGCCGCGCACACTGTCCGACGGCACCCAGTTGGTTTGGTCAGTCGCCCACGTTGACGCGGATGTACCCGAGGTTTTGCGGGCCATGAAGATACCCAGGGGGGTGCTGATCGTAGCCCCTGCGGTGTAGGCGGTGCTGCCTTTCCACGCTTGTGTCGCAGCGATGGTGTCTCTTGCTTCTGCTTGGGTAGTACCAGCCGCAACCACAACAGGCATCCCCGACAGGTTCGACCACGTCACCGACGGGAACGGCAACTGCGTCCACGACGAAAGCTGCGTGGGGTTTGAGCCGGTGATGATCCACGCCGTCGAAGTGTCCGTCCGGGTCACCCAGTCCCCAGGTTCACCCGTGGTGGCGAGCATTGCCGTTTGGTTGGCCTTGGCGCCCTTGTACTGAACGAGCGCGAGGTTCGGCAGGTTGGTGTCGGGGACGGGGCCCAGAGCCGACCATGCTGAAGCCTGATCCGCAGCCCGGGTCAAAGCCTTACCCGTGGCTCCCGCGTCGGACACGTCGTCGGCGGTGAGAATGATCGCACCGGTCTTGCCGCCCACCGACACCACCGGCAACACATCAGCAATCGCAGGGTGACCTGGCAGTGGGGTGACCTCCACCAAGTCCACAGTCGTTGCCGTGGTGGGCGCTTGGAAGGTGAACGGGTCCGGCTGGTACCGGTTGCCGCCAGCAGTCAAACCCTCGGGGTAGTCGACCCGGTAGTACAGGTTCCCCGACAACCCCAACACGGCCGTGTTCGCAACGAGTTTCACCCCGTTGGCCCCGTTGGTGGTGATCTTCCCGCCCTTGATTTGGGCGCGGATCGGCACCAACCACAGATTCGCCGGAGGGGTCAATGTGGGGGCGGGAATGGAATCCCCGGTGTCGATGAGAGGCGTCAACACCACAGTCCCCGACATTGGGGATAATTCGGGGTCGTTGTCAACGTCGTACAACGAGTCTTTAAGCGCCGCCAAATACGTTGCGGTGACATTGAAATAGGTGAGCGACGCCATTGTGGCCTCTCAGCTTGGCGGGCAGTTAGGCCGCGATGGGCGTCAGCGACAGGCTGTAGGTCGTCATCGTGAAGGTGTTTGAGCTAACCACTGGCTGGCTGACGGTGAGGGCGAAGGAGAACAGGAAGTTGCCCGACGTCGCCGAATCCCACACGGAGACGTGGGAGATGGTCTCGGTGGCAGTCATCGTCCACGACGGGTTGGTCCCGGTCTGGGCGATGGAGCCGGCTGAGGGCGCGGCGTAGGGCGCGGCAACGCGTGTGGTCACCGCAGATGGGTTGGCCGTACCCGCCGCACCCGGGTCACCAGTGTGCAGCTTGAAGTACAAGCCAGCTGGCGGGGAGGGGAACGGCGTCCCCGCCTGAAGGATGGCCAGAAACTTGTTAGCTACTCCAGTGGCAGAAAGTCCAACGCTCACAGTGCTATTCCTTTTCTTCGGAGGTGTTGTTGGCGAGTTCGCCGTCTGCGGTGGTGACCACGGCGGTGCCGGTAGCCACGAGTTGCAAGATGTCCACTGGACGCCCTTCGGTTAGACCCACTCGAGCAAGCCGGTACCGGCCTGCCCACTGCTGCCGCTGTTGTTGCCTGCGGTGTGCTTGCTGCTGGCACCGTTGCCGCCGTTTCCGTAGGTGCCGCTGTACGGCCCACCAGACGACGTTCCCGCCGTCCCAGCCACGGGGGTGCCGCCACCGGACGCACCACCACCGCCGCGGCCGCCAGCACCCGCACCGTTCGTGGTGGAGGTGCCGTTGCCACCCACACCGGAGGGTGAACCGGCGCCGCCGGGTGCTCCGTCGCAGAGGGTGACGCCGCTGAGCCCGGTTTGGGAAGCCACGCCAGCAGCACCCGCGGTGCCGCCGGTGCCAGGCCCACCGCTACCACCGGTCCCACCGCTTCCCGCGGTCAACGACGACGAACCGGAGGTGAAGAAACTGTCACTGCTGGAACTGGTGGCGATCTTGAACGTGTATGTGCTGCCCAGTAGGGACACGGGGATGAAGTAGCGAGGGATGTAGGCGCCGCCGCCACCACCACCACCACCGCCGCGGGCACCGTTGGTGGTGGACCCGTACCCGTCGCCACCGCGGGCACCTGCTCCCTCAAGGGTGACCCAGCACCCCGAGCAGCCGACCGGAGTTGGTTGGGAGGTTTGGTTGGCGGTGACGTTGTAGGGGGTGAACGGAGGAACAGGGCTCCCTACGGCTGTGGCGGTGGCGGGGAGGTCACCTTGCCCGGTGACACGAACGTTCGCACCGGACGTGGTTTGCGCGGTGACCAGCGCCGCACCAGCACCGGTGATTTGGCCGTTGTTCCCATCACCGACAGCAGCGGCCAGTGTGGCGAGGGAGCCGGACCCGTACGCGGCCCGCACACCAGCACCGACCAAGGAAGCCGTGACCGGTAAAGCGCCGGCGGCGACGACACCGGACGTGACACCCGAACCCACTGCAACAGCGGTGATGGTGACCGGCCCCGACGGTGGGGCTACGACGGGGCGGAGGTCACCAGCCAACCAGGTGCCGGTGATGTTCAGCGGACCCCAGTTGCTCCACGAATACACATGCTGGAACCCGAACCCGGTCCGCTTCCCACCACCGGTGAAGATGTTGGTGGAGTCGACCCACTCGATGATCTGCGCACCGTTCTTGAACAACCGGTAGGTGTTGCCGTCCGCGGTGAGCCGCATGACATCCCCACCGACGAAGGCATCCGAGGACACCTCACGCCCCTGGATGTTCCCGCCGATGCAGGTGATGATTTGGGAGGAACCCACACCGCCCCACCGGCCGACCGCGCCGACCCAGTTCGCCCCGGAGGCGTCCGAGCGGACGATGGGGATATTGGACCGGTCACCGGAGGGTGGTTGGCCTGAGGCGGTGGTGAATTCAACGTACTGGTCGCGTGAGAACGTGTCGGTGGTGTAGATGCCGCCGGAAAAGTAGAACCCGTTCACCCATACCGGGTTGGGGGCTGCGACACCACCGCTGACGGAGTACCCCTGCCCGAAATCCGCGAACAAGGAGGTGGGTTTCGTCGACCCCGTGAAGGTGTACGAGAAGTCCCGCTTCACCACCACAGCACCGGAACCCGCGAGAACAGCGGTGACGGGTCGGGTGCCGCCCTGCTGGGCGTCTATCGTGGCCAAGCCCTCACCGGTGGCGCGGATGGTGTTCGGCACCAACGTCGTCCCCGTACCGGACGCAAGAGCCGTTACTGGCAGGGCGGAAGCACCTGATACACCCGGGTTCAGGGTGGCGACGTAATCCCACAGGGGTTGCTTCTTGGTGAAGTTGAAATCGACGACACCCCATTGGTTGTTGATGTTCCCGATGTCGGTGCCGGAGTTGCGGTAGTTGTAGATGAACCACTTGTCCACCCACGGCAACCCGTTCAGGATGTCAACCTGGGCGTGCATCCAATCCCGAGCATTCACACCTGAGACGGTGGGCTGGGGGAACCCGAACTCCGTCACCCAAATCTTCTTCGCCGAATCCCCCTGCGCAACCATGTGGTCACGAATCTGCGTCATCTCCGACAGAAACAACTGGGACGCGGTGGGCTTCTCCATCACGAACTGGTCAGTGTTGGAGTACCAGTGGTACCCAAGGGAATCGAAATACCCCTTGCACCCCGTCTGGTACAACCCGCGTCCGAAGTCCGCGGAGTCCTGGGTGAAGAACCCACCCAGCACGGCCATGATGCCACCGGAGATGACGTTCGACCCGACAGGGTAAACACTCTTGATACCCAGGTACGCGGCCTTCAAGTAGGAACTGTATTGCTGCGCGTTGGGGGGTGCGAGGTTGGCTATCGAGTTCATTTCGTTCATGATCTCGAAGTTCGCGCACTGATTCGTCCCACCCGAACCATACCTAGCGGCAACGGCTTTCGCGAAGTTCCCGAAATCCCCCGCCGACGCAGACCACCCCGGCGGGGGGAACTGAACCACCAGAGTAGGCGCCAACCCGAACTGCCGAGTCATGGTCACAGCCCGGTCAATGGGACCCCAGTTGAACTGACCCCGGGCGGTTTCGACGAATCCCCACACGCACGCCATCCGAACATCACTGGCCCCGATGTCCCTGATACCAGTCAAGCATTTCCGCATGTCCGGTTCCGACATCCAGGCGTCACCGCCGGACAGCTCGGACTGGCAGAACCCGAACGAAAAACTCACGTGGCCGACCGGTCGTAATACACGAAATCGGTAACCCCGAACCCCGGGAGGAGGGTCTGATTCAACACGTTGGAGACGATGCCGTTCTCCCGCTTCGTCACACCGTGGGTGACGATGTTGTCACTGTCCACCCACGTCAAACCGTCGACCACGGCACCGTTACGGGACACCTTGTACGTGTTGGTGACGTCGTCGTAGTTCAATGCGATGACATCGCCCTCGTTCAACGAGTTACCGCCGAAGAGGTTGGACACGAAGTCCACCTGGGTGTGCACCACACTCACCGTCGGCGAGGACCCCGTGTACAGGGCGAGGAAATCATCCCCGAACAGGCCGGCGTGAACCCTCACCGCCACATAGTTCGACATGGTGGTGTCTGAGAACCCGAAGAACGAACAATCCCCCGGCGTCCTCGCCGCCAACTTCACCGCCACCCCGTACCGGTCAGTCGACGGTCGCCCCACGTTGTAATACCCCGCGGCGAACCCCGCCGTCTTCACGAAGTCACTCGACCCAATAGCAAGAGCACCAGCGACATTCGTCCACGTCGACCCAATGGACGCACGGTTGAAGTTGTCCCCCGACACCAACCCCGACGCCCCCAACGACGCCGCCTCCAAAGCAGAAATCCGGGCATCCAACCCACCCGACATCCCACCCAACTGATCAGCAATCGACTGAATCAACCCCAACGCGTTCTGCAACAACTGCAGCGGATTGAAGAACGACCCCACAATCGCCGTGATGTCATTCAACGTCGAAGCCGTACCCGTGATGGCACTGACGATGGCGTCGATGATCTTCTGCACCGCACCCTGAATGCCACCGAGGATCGCCCCCGGGACCAGAGCGATGCCCTCGAACGCACTGAAGATCGCCGGCAGCAATTCCTGCAACGGTCCGATCGACAGAATTTGGGAGAGAATGTCGAAGACGGTGTTACCGAAGTTCTGCACTATCGGGCCACCAGTGGTCAGCACGTTGATGATGCTCTGGATGAACTCCATCGGCCCGGAAAAGTCCAACCCGGTGATGTTCTTGATGATCGGGAAGACCGTGTCGTGCAGAAAGCTGGTGACAGCGTCGATGAACGCTTGCAGGTCCACGACGGGCCCATTGGGGTGGTAGTCGATCCTGCCCAACGGGTCATGGGTGAGGGGCAGGTCCCCGTTGAGGAATGCGTCTCCCGCCCTGGGCATTAGACCGGCACCAACAGAATCGACAGCTGCGCGCCGCGGTGCTCGAAGTGGTAAATCCCGCCGAGGCCGTCGTTGAAGGCGTTGATGTACAAGCGGGCACCGGCGCCGACCGTCCCCGCGGGGATGACCGCCCTACCGTTGTCGGGGCTGATGGCATCATTCGGCGACCCCGACGACGACGCATGCGGGGACAGGAACGCGTACGTCGACACGTTGCCGTACCCGCGGGCCACCAACACCCCGGTCTGCGAACCCAACCTCACCTCAGCACCGATGATGAACGGGTCCGCGTCAGCCTCAATACCGGTGATTCGCATGTGCCCGTGCACGTACGGGACGCAGTCGAACTCCTGCGGGGGGATGGTGAACGTTCCCAACGGGACGGTGGTGTTGATCGCCAACGGCACATCGACGAACGCCGCCTCCGGCATCGTGTAGAACTTGTTCACCGCCACCGTGGGGTTGCGTGGCTCCCATTTGTTCTTCGTCGCGTTCCACGACGGAACATCCATGTCCTCCGGGACGACCGACCCATCCCAGTTGGACAGGTCCTCCATGGGTCCCATTTCGCCCTGGGGGCCGCGGATCAGTTCCTTGTTGATCTGCACCAGGATTGACGGGTTGTAATCGTCACCGGTCTTGGTGACCTTCACCGTTGGGGTGATGTCGGAGGTCACCAAATCGAAGGTGTAGGTGGCCTTCGGGACTGGGCCTACGGGGCCGGCGGTACCCATCTGGAAGCGTTCGTAGTGGTCGCCGTACCAGATGTACCAATTCGAGCCGATTTCGTTGGCGTTGTCGTCGAACTTGCGGACAATCCAGTACTTCCCGATGTCGACGTCGTCTTCGGTGAGGTTCGTCGGGAGGTCGTCTTCGTCGTCGTAGATGACGAACTGCAACTTGCCCACCGGCGCATTCGACCCCGCGGGCCCCTGCGGTCCGATGAGCGCAGCCAGGGACAGGGCACCGTTCGACCCGAAAATCTCCAGCGACGCCGACACCTGGTCGGGGGTGTCGATGTCGCTGACCGTGCCGAAACAATGCGCGATGAATGGAATGTCACCCAGGTAGACGTCGTCGCCGTTGCTGGGACTGATGGGCGCAGTCATTGACGCTCCTCAAAGATTTCGGTCACGGTGGGCGTCACGGACCACAAGTCCGGTGCCGGTGCGGGATTGACGTCGATGGGGTCATCCGGGTCTGACATGGGAACCCAATTGATCAAGTCCTCGTACACCCCGGGGCCCACTACTGGGCGGGCCTTGATGAGGCGTTTGTCCTCCACCCGCCGCCAACCGCACTTGACGAGGTGATGAATCAGGGCGGGGAGAACGTCGGGGTGCTGGGCGTTGATGACGTTCATGTCCAGCACGGACCCGTGAGCATCGACGGGATACTTGAAGGACTCGAGGAGTTGAAAAGTGGCATCCTCGACGTCTTGGACGGCGGCCATCTGCTTCGCAACGAGTGGGTGCACGAACTGTTCGGTCATCGCCGTCCTTTCATGCAGAAGGCCCCCACCGGTGGGTGAGGGCCACGATTGTTTAGCGGCGCTAGCTGAAGATGACTTCGCCGCCGATTACTCCGGCGACGAGGGATGCGCCGGCTTGGATGGCACGGAAGCCCATCGCAATGGGGTCGTCATGGCGGGTGTCGTCACCGACGCTCACCGTGTACGTGATGGGCTTGCGGCGGTCGTATGAGTACTTGATGGCCGACACCTGGTCGACGTACAGAATGCCGTCGACCTCGAACCCCACCCGGTCGTCCAACAGGATGTCGTAATTGACGAGATAGGGCGCACCGTTGCGGATTTGGGTTTTGAACCCCCGATACGGCTTCGTCTTGTAATCCCCCGCACGCAGCGTCAGGACACTGGAAATGGTGTACGCGACACCACTTCCCCGCTCAACCCGCTCCAAGTAGCCCAAATCGCCGGTGACCAAGGCGCGGATTGGGTTCGTATACCGTTGCCACGCAAGGAGAATGTTGTCGAGCTGACCCTGATAGAGGTCGGAGAGGCCCGCCCCCAATGGTGGCCCACCACCGGAACCGAACACACCGGCGACGATGACCGCCTGCAGTTGAGACAATCCCCAGCGGATTGCGAACGTCTGCAAATCGTTCACGAGTTTCGGTGACCGACCGCCCGTCATCGTGGTCTTCACAGCACCTTTGTGCTGGAAGTACCCGGACTCGATGATCCCGGACTCCTGCCCGTCGCGGTACACAGCCCACGGGGGGTCGGGGGCCACCCCGAACAGTTTCCGGAAGACGGGGTCGGTTTCCCCGTCGTTGTCAGCATCGACCGGGAACACCGTCTCGGTGATCAAATCGTCCAGGGTGCTCGAGAACAGGTTGATGACACCGTCAAGTGCTGTGCCCGTGGGGCCTGTGTACCCGGAGTGGTCTTCGAACGCGACGACGACGGCGTTGCGGCCGGGGCGGGCGAAATCCGCCAACTCGTCCCCCACGACGGCTTCCAGTTCGGGGTGCGGGTTGTCTTCGTCTTCGGTGAAGTACGTGTACGCCCGGGCCATGACGCCGGCGTCCTTCATGATGTCGACGGTGGAGGAATGGAAGTCCTGCCACGCCGACGTCAACAGGGTGGTGCGCGACTGGTCCAGGAGGGGGTTGACGAACTGCACTTGGATGGGCCAGTTCGTCGGCAGAAGGTTCAGCAGAGCATCCGGGCCCAACGGGTTGATCCACCCACCCGGGTTGAAGATGTTCGACGGAATCGACGCAAACGGGTTGAACGCCCGCAACAACTGAATCCACAACGTGATTGAGCACGCGGTTCGGCAGTTCGCGGGCAACATCCACATCTTGATGGGCTGCACCTCAGGCGGAAACAGCGGTGTACTGGCAATTAGGATGTTCTTCAGGTGCTCGCGGTTGGAGATCGCCGTCAACTCCACCGTGTGAATACCGTTGGAGTCGCGCTTCACCCCGATGTTGGTGACCTTCCCGCCCCACCGGGTTTTCCACGTCGGCTGGGTCGCGATCGGGTCAACACTGAGGTGAAGGTCTTCCTCGAGGCGGACCGCGTTGCGAACGAAGTCCCCCAGATAGTCCCCACCGCGGATGACCACCGTCGCCGAACCCGAGTCCGCGGCGATCTCCTCAGTGACGCAGGACATCTCCTGCCCAATCGTCGCCAACTGGTTCAAGTTCTTGTCCTGCAACCTGATCAACGGTCGCTGCTTCGCCGAATCAATGAGCGTCTGCCGGCGGGAGTTGATGTACCGGTACGCCGACATCGGGTCACCAGCAGGCAACGGGGTCCCCAAAGACCCGATCACCTTGGACTGCATCGCCCCGGCAAGGTTCTTCGTGAACTCGATTGGGGCGTTGACGATGCCTCCAGCGCCGCGATACAAGTCACCGAATGGGTCGGTCATGACGGCCTGATGAACCTTTGCGGCAGCAGCACGGTGACACTGCCTCCTGCCTGGTCATGCCGAACCTTCAAGTTCGCAACGGTCTTCGGTGGAATGGGTGAGGTGAACCGAATACCGTTCGCCCGCCGCCACAACGGCAACCCCAACGCCGCGGTGTCATGGAGGAAGAAATCCAACACCCGGGAATGGCGGATGAAGTCGTAGAAGGCGTTGTCGACCGGGTCCGTGGCACCCGTCAACGTGCGGTGCGCCGGGTCGGTGTCGACCATCCCGTACTTCTCATTCGGTCCCAGCAACGGCAGTTTGATCAGGTTGGACGTCATACCGTCCTGCACCCACGCACGCCCCGGGGCGCTGTACAGGAACAGCGGATACGCCGGCAAATGTCCCCGGTTGGCGATGGTGATCGTTTCCTCGTCGAAACCGTTTTGCGCCACCGTCTCCGGGTGGGCAACCCACTTCTCCACGAGGGTGCGCTTCGCGTACCACGGGTTTACCGCCATGATCTGCATGTCCCACTGCATGACGTTGTTCTTCATCGCCGTGGGGTCCATCTTCATGGTCGTGTCGATGGCCTTCGCCAACTGCACACTGGCCCAACGCCACCCACCGAACCGGGTATGGCATCCCAACCACCCAGGTGTGTCATGGGGCCACGCGTTCCACCAGTTCGCCTCAATGTGCCGGTAGGCATCCGCGGTCATCTTGATGTTCGGGTTGCGCGCACCCGCAACGACACCAAGGTTGATGATCCGTTTGTTGATGTTGGTCCGCTCGTAGGTGGACCCCACCTGGTACGCAGCTTCGGTCAAGAGTTGTTCGAACGGCAGGTGGTACGCGCCCTGCAACCCCTGCCCCAGACGGACGCCTTGCTTACCGGCGTCCCTACCTTCGAGGTCCCACCACGACCCATCTGGGCCGATGTACACCCATCGGGTGGCTTCAGCCTTCAGACGAGCTGGCAGGGTGCGCCATTCAAGCCCGGTGTATTCGTTGCCTCTGATGAGGCGTGATGCGCCGGGCATTACTGCGGAAGGTTCTGGGCTAGGGCCGGCCACCGTGGCATCGACGACGAGATGTTCGTGATCTGCTGCTGCAACTCACCGTGGCTGTCACCGAATGAAGCGCCCTGCAAGTTGATCGTCGGGCCGCCGGCGGGAGCGTTGCCCGGTCCGGGAGAGTTCGCCCCGCCCGGCGGCTTGAACTGGGCGGCGTCCGCAATGTTCAAAGAGTTCCCACCCGGCATCCCGGGCATGAAACTCGACGCCAACCCCAACAGCCCACCAAGACCACCGCCACTGCCGCCGGGAATCATCGACCCCGTTTGACCTGCCTGCCCCTGACCGAGTGCCCCCGCGAAGTTCGCGACCCCCGTGACGCCCTTCCACATCCCCGACTGGAACGGGTTCTTGAACAACGACCCGTCCAAACCGATGGCCTCGAGCACACCGCCGAACAAGTCCCCACCAAGGCTGGACATGTCACCGTTGCCGTCCTTGTCCTTCGCGGCAGCCGAGTTGTACTTGTTCTGTGCCACCGACAGCGCGTCAATCGCGTCGGCGTGCTCACGCTTCGCGACTGCTAACGCCCGTTCCGCCTCAGCCCGTTGACGCGGGGTGACCTTGTCGCCCTTCGCGTCCAACTCATTGAGCCGGCCCTGCGCGGAATCTATGCGCGCCTGAGAATCCGCTACGCGCTGATTCGCGTTCCGCAGCGTCAGGTCCTGAGACGTCAACCCTGTGGCGCCACCGTCCATCCCCGGGTACATCGACGCTGCGGCGCTGCCGGACACCGGCCGGTACCAGTGGTCGGTGAACGCTTTGTCGTCCGCCCCAGTGCCGCCTACCCCGCCGCGAGCTGCTGCGGCATCGCTGCCCCAGTTGAATGGGGTGCCACCCGGAAGGGTGGCCTGCATGTGTTCCGAGTTGTAACCAACCCGGAAGTCGCCTGGGCCTCCCATGCCGCGGACGAACCCCATCTGGGGCAACAAACTGGCCGCGTTTCCCGTCGCCAAAGAGCGCCCTGCCGTGGATTTTCCGTCCATGAGGTTGACCAAGTCCTCGACTGCGCTCGAGCAGTCCGCCAGACCCTTCGTCAGGTCACCCGGCCCGTTCGTGTAGGACCCGGCCGGCACGTTCGCCAGCAATGCCTGGTCGCTGATGTAGCCCGGTGCGGCACCACTGCTGTACGCGAACGGGGTGGATGCACTGCCAGATGGGGCTTCGGTCACCACAGGTGGCATGTAGGTGCTGATGGCTGGGGCGGGGGTGGCGTTCCACCCGGAAGTCGGCGTAGGAGGTCGGTTGGCGAACGGGGAACGCGGAACACCACGACGGTCCGCTTGCGCTCCGGCGCCACCGCCACCCTGAATGCCGATACCCGGCAGCTGAAGATTGGTGGGCGGCTGGTAGGTGGACGGAATCCCCGGACCCGAACCTGGGACGACGGTCATGTTGCCGTTGGCGTCAACACCGAAGTGGTCACCCGGCTTCATCTTGCTGATGTCGATCTGGGGGGTGCCATTAGGCAACGGCTGACTCGGGTTCATCAGCGGGTTGGCCTGACCCACCGTGTACGCCGCGGTCGCCGCGGCGGCGACGATCCCGAACTTGCCAATCAGCCCGTCCAGCGCCCCGGACATCTTCCCCACACCGGACACGGCCGCATTGGGCAGGCCCGTCGACAGAAGGTTGACGATGCCGGTCAACGACGACGCCAGCGACGCAACCCCACTGATGGTCTTCCACGCCACGAACGCCTGAACCACCGTGGCAGCCCCACCGGGAATGCTGTTGATGGTCTGAAGCACCTGGCGGATGACGGGCAACCACAGGTTGGCGGCGTTCGTACCGGCCTGGAAGAGCCCCGAGAGAATCGGACCTGCCTGCACCGCAACGTCACGGAGTTGGCCAAGCATGTCGCGGCCCTGCTGGAAGAAGTTCTGCAACCTCTCCTGACCCTGCGCGGAGTTCAGGAACGCCGCCATCTTCTGCGTCGCCGACTCCAACGTGAAAAGCAGACCCGCACCGCCACCAGCGGCTTCGGTGATAGCGGTAAACGACTTCCCCAAGTTGAGGACGATGTTGCCAAGGTTGGAGAACCCGTCAAGACCGTCGCTGATCCACTTCTGCAGCCGGCCGTCACCATCGGCGGAGGTGATGAACGCGTTGAAGCGTTCCGCCACCCTCCCCACCGCATCAGCGAGCCGGGGCAACGAATCAGACCCCGCGGCGGCCAATGTGCCGAACGCGTTGATGATCGGGTCAATCGCCGCAGACAGGCGGCCCTGCGCGTCGGCGGTGTTCCCGAAGATCCGATCCAGGAACCCCTGCGACGAGCCCGAACCCAGCGAGGTCATTGCTTGCATGAGGTTCTGATTCAAAGACCGGGAGATACCATCCACACCGCGAGTCACCGCGGGCAGAAGGTTCCCAACCAGACCCATGAGCCCTTGGGACACGCCGGCGAACATGTTCTGCGACCCAATGTTCCGCAGGTCGGTGAACGTTCCCTTCAACCCGACAACGGTCTTCACCGCGTCAGCAGCGTTCGGCGACAGGTCTGCGAGAGCCTTGTTCGCGGCGTCAACCGACGCTTGCGTCCCATCGGCGGCCTTGGTGACCGCGTCGTACGCGTCGGACATACCCTGCACGGACAGCTTCGCCACACCCACCGACGACGCAATCCCAGCGAACACACCCGGGACCACAGCCCCCGCACCGGCCAACTGTTGCAGCGCCCCAGCGAGATTGGTGACAGCAGTGGCCGCGGCGGGCAGTAAACCCACCCCGACGAGACCGGCATTCAACTTGAATGCGCCACCACCAGATGAGCCACCACCACTGAAACCGGAGAAGGCGCGGTCCAACGCGGACCGGTCGACGTCCACCTTGACCTTGACCGTCTGACCATCAAGACGTGCAATTTCCGTCTTCGCCGCCGCCGTGTCCGCCTCGACGTCAACGTTGATGGCCTTGAGTTCACGCTCAGTGGTGCGCAGCGCCTCTTTGATCTTCGGCGCGATCTTCGACGTGTCCGGGAGGACGGAAATCCAAACATCGGCAATTGATGCCAAGGTCAGCCACCGCCTTCCAACAAAGTCATGTAGTCACCCACGGTCATGAACGGTTCCGGCGCAACCATTTCCGGTTGAATGCCCGGCCTCCTAGACGGCTCCGGGCGGTGCTGCGGATGCTTCTCCTGCGCGTCCTGGGTGTTCAGCCACATCGTCACCGCCGCCACATCCAACAAGTCGGTGAGACGGTGCGTGTTGGCGTCCCAGCCCTCGTTGAGGACGTGGAAAACAGCCGTCCCAGGAGGTGCGTAGTTGATGAACGCGAACAACTCGTGAAACTGCAAACGGTCAGTGCACCAATCCGTCACGTGCAACCCACTGGTGACGAGGTCCCTGTTGACGGCGCTCCAGTGATCCCGAAGGATCGTCAGAGCGCCTAGGATTCCCCCACCGTGGTGTTAGACCACTCAGTCCACTCATCCAGCATCTTCATGTACTCGGACTCCTTGAAGCCCTCCGCGATGTCCAATGCCGCCGGGGACGTGATGCGCTCCACCGTCTCGAACATCTGCTGCAACTGATCCTTCTGCAGAATCTGCTTCAGCTCGCGCATCGTCGGCTTGCGGTCCTCAGTCATCGCCGCCAGGCCCACGGTGACACCACTTTTCGCGGTGTACACCATGAACTTCTCGTCCGGGTAATCCTGGGCCCAGTCGTAGCCGGGCTCACCCGGCTTCGCCGGCTCCAGAACATCCTGCAGAGCGTCCACGTCGTCGGACTTCTTCTTACTGGCCTTCTTCGGCTCTGCCACCATCGTCACGCCGACAGCTGCCCATCATCGGTGAGGATGTACTTGTACTTCCCGTTGGAGTCCGGGAACATCTCCACCGTCAAATCGTGAGCGAGGACGGTCTTGTTGTTCATCGTCATCGTGCCCTTGTTGACCACCTGCGCCAGCGGGACGTAGAACTGGATTCGCTTCCCACCGGGGGAGAACGTGTCCACAATCCACGCCGACGTGTCCAACGCATCCGAGGTCACCGAAATGGACAGCCGGTTGCCGTGAGTCGAATCCGCCACCGTCGCCGTCACATTCGACGAACCGTAGGCAGCCTTCGACGCGTCCACGTTCAAGAACTCATACAGGGTGAACTGCATCGTCTCGTCGAACGACTGCTGCGGGTTCGCGACGATGTCCGAACCCCACGCGTAAATCTTCGTGGTCGGCCGGTTCTCGTCGAACTTGATGCCATCCTCGGCGATGAACCCCAACAGCTTCGCCGTCGCATACGTGGTCGTCACGGCGGGGACGATGGCCGTGGGGATCGCCATACCAATCGGCACCTTGTACAGGCCGCCGATGGTGGGGAGGTTCTTCGGTGAGGGCAGAACGACGTTGGTGGTGTTCCCGGTGAACGCCATGAGGGTTTTCCTTCCAATGGAAAAGGCCCCCACGATGTGGAGGCCCGTTATAGGGGTGTGGCCGTCTGTTGGAAGGCCGGGTTATTCAGTTGTGTTACGAAACAGACGATTTAGGCGTAGTTGGTCTTCATGACCGTGACCCAGGCGGTGATGACGTACCGCTCCAAGTCCGGGTAATCCGGGTCCTTCTGACGTGTCGGCCCGCCGGCCTTCTCCACGTCCTGAACCAACCCCTGCACGGGCATCACCGCCCACAACTCCCACGCGTCGAACGCCACCCGCTCAGCACGTTGACCGTTGGGGTCGTAGTAACGGAGCTGAAGTAACTGCGACGAAGTGAACCGGTACGGCTCAGCGGTGTTCAGCAACTCCAACGTCCAAAACCGCCGACCGGTGGGAAGAGGGTCCGGGACCTGTTGGGTGATGTTCGTCGGCCACCCCCGACCAGGACATTCACCAAGGAAGTGGTTGCGGGTCAACTGATAAGCGCTGGGTGTGCCGAGGATTGGGATCGTCATGAATCCAACCGATGGATGCGGTTGCCTTGCGCGTCTAGGTTGCGGGCAGCGTCAGACCTCCGTGCCAACTCCTGCGGGATCTCCCGATTCGCCGCCGGGATCTCAGGAAGTTCACCGATTGGCAGGTTCTTCAAGATGGCGTTGTTCACCGCTTCGTGCGCCATTGCCCGAGCGGTAGTAGCGGCGATGATCAACCGCGCTCGAGAAGAACCCTCAGTAACCTTATGTTCGTACCCGTCCGCTTCAGGCTGCTTACGACGGGCCTGCGCGGCGTGAAGGTCAGCGTTGCAACGCGTCACCGTCTCCGCACCCAAGGCATTCAGATGAGCCTTCATGCCCTCGGACTTGCGGATACGTTCGAACTCGTCGATGTTCCAAGCGATGCGCACCATTAGCCGGTCGCCACCTCAATGACCACTTCCCCACCAGGCTTATACCCGAACGGGCCGGTTGTGTAGTCCCGCACGTCTTCCGACACCCAATACTCAGTGTCCGAACCAGGTAGCAGCACCTTGTCTCGCGGCGAATACGGCGCCACATCGGGCACCATGATCACCTTCGACGTCACCACACGCCGGTCATAATCACCGGTCATGTTCAGTTGCGACGACAGCGGATACCACCCAAACACCTTCCGGTCTACGGGCTCGTCATAGTCGTCTTCGACGGGGTAACCATCAGAGTCCGTTGAGCCGGTGTACTTGGCGTGAGACACCGTGAACGAGGCTTGCATCAGATGTTGTTATTCGGGATGAACACGCCGTTGTCGTTCCACCCGATCCCCTCGGGCCACACCCCGTGCCACCCGCCGAAGTTTTGCCGAACCACCTGCGGTGCCGCGGCGGTGTCGACACTGAACGCCCCCGACTTCTCGGTGATGCCCTTGCAAATGTTCTGCAAGTCAGTGATTTCCGACGGCCAGAACATCGACCTGCGCACCTGACGGGTATCCAGGGTGTGAGAGAACGGGCCGGCCGCTTCAGCTGACACCGCCCCCGAGCCAGCATCATTCCATCGGAGGATCGCCCCGCGGATGATGGCCTTGGCCGCAGCACGTTGCTGCGGCGAGAGGTCGTCGACAATGGTGAGACACGGTGCCGCCATCCGTGCCATGGCGATGGCATCTTCAATCATTGCCGTCGCCTTGTCCTCGTCGATGGTGGCGAAGGGGGTCAAGTCGGCAACTGTTACCAGGTCCATGATTTGACTCCCTTCGCTCACCAAAGACGAGAACTATTGCGATGCCGCTGAATCAGTAAGCGGCGCTGCCCTTCGTGGCGATCGCGAAGGCGTTCGGCGAGCCCATGACGAATCCGTAGTAAGCCTCGACGAGCAGGAGGGTGAGGTTTTCCTGGAACGCCGAGTGCCATGTGGTGCCGTCGAAGTAGTTCGCCTCGGTGGACACCTTGATGCTGATGTCCATGCCAACGCCGTACGCAGCCTGCGACCAATCGCCGGCGACCGCGCGGATGGTGGAGTCCACCGCACCCGAGGAGGTTGCGACGACCGCGACCTTCGGGTTGGTGCCACCGGTGAGCGAGTTCGACACGACACTGAACGGAGCCGACTCAGGCGCCACGTTGGACGTGATCGCCGGGAACGTGACGGTGTAGGGACCACCAGCCGAACCGGTCACGGTGACGGTGGAGAAGATGCCGCCCCATGCCTGGATGCCGGACTGCACGGTAGCGGCAGCAGCGTTGTAGGCCACGGTAAGAGTGTTGCCACCCGCACCGATGACGTACGAACCGCCTGTGGCGCCACCACTCTGGGTGACGGTCTGCACCGAGTTGCCTGCACGCCAGTAGCGTCCGGACACACCCTTGTTGTAGAACGCATCCCAGCCGAGCAGCGAGTTGCCGCCCGTATCGCCGAGCAGTGGACGTCCCTGGGTGTCGGTGGCGAGCATGGCGTCGACACGCAGACGCGGGTCGCACGCCCAGCCGGTCATGTCGTAGTTGTTGTCCACGACCTTGCCGACAGTGGTCACCAAATCGGTGTAGAGGCCACCGGTTCCCTGCGACGCCGTTCCCAGCGCCACCTGATTGGGCGTGAGTGCCAGGTAGTCGGCGAACGGGCCGGCACCGCCGGTGCGGAGGGACTTGCCGACGATGGCGGCGTAGTCGAAGGCGCGGGCGATGGCGGTCGGCAGATCCGACTGGAGCTGCTGGTACAGGCCGGCCGGGTTGGACGACACGACCTCGTCGGAGACGGGGACGAGCAGTGCAACCTTCTTGCCGGTCATCAGCTTGACGCCGACGCCGACCTGCGAGGCCGGCTTCACGCCGCCCTCAGCGACCCAGTCTGCGACCGGGACGTCCATCGGGACGGGAATGGCGGTCTGCGCATTCACCGACAGCGGGACACGGCGGGCCAGCGACATGACGGCGGACTGCTCCACTGCCTTGTCGAAGATCGGACCTGTAATGGTGGGAGGGAGGAGTTGCGTTGCCGTATTCGACAGCGCGGTGGGATTGATAGCCATCTCTGGTTACCCTTTCCAGGATTGAGCGGGTGGGGATCAGCCCCGCCGCGCGTTAGTGATGATGTTTGCGAATTGCTGTGCCGGGTCGTTGTTTCCGGCGTTCACGGTCCGCCCCTCAGCCTTGACTTGGCCTGGCGTCGGGGGTTCTGGAAGCAAGCTCTTCAGCAACTTGGCGTGCTCTTCTAGCTCGTCGAAATCTGAGCCACGCAATGCCTCGGAAGGGATGCCGTACTGCTTCGACAGAGTGTCCTTGGCATCCCTGATTTCCTGCGCTGCCTGCAGCGCGCCGATGGCGCCCTCTGCGGATTCGGCGCGTTCCTGCCACCTCTGAAGTTCAGTCTTCTGAGCTTCTTCGATCTCGAGCAGCTTCTTGGCTGCGCGGTCGTTTTCCTTGGCGCGCTTCTCTTGCTCGCGTGCCTTCGCCTTCCAGAACTCAACCGTTTCGGTTGGCTTCTTCGGCTGCTCATCGGAGTCGTCGGTGGTGTCAGCGGTGTCGTCAGGGGTCGTTTCGACCACGTCGGTGTCAGTCACTGTTTCTTCGGGTGCGTCGGGCATGGCAGTTACTTGCTCCGTTTCGGAATGTGAAGACCTCACCGTTTCGGCTCGGCAAAACACGCCCGGTTGGGCGTAACCCTGGACCGTTGCGGTCAGGGAAGTTTGAGGGTTGGTAGACCTACTTGCTCTGGGTGGCAAACTCGTTTCGAACGACGGTCGCCGACGAGTAGAAGCGGTTGTGGTCGTCTTTGTGGAAAACAGGTCCGACTACTTCGGGATCAGCCGTGCCATCAGCAACAAAGCGCGCGGCCAGCAGACGCATCTGCCACATTGAGACGTAATGGTCTTGAAAATTGATGGTGCAGTCTTCGCTGGCGCCCTTGTACCGGACGGTGTTCTCATTGACGGTCGCAATTTCCTGCATCAAGTCGATGGCTCGTCGGCGTAGGTTGAC